AAATTCAAATAAATTCAGAATAGTTGTTGACAGGGGTTGCGGGTAGGGTATATAATACAGTAAAGCCTATAGCATAACGCACAATGCGCCGGACCTCAGGGTTGGTGTACACACGGAGAAGCCCGTCGACTCGGGCAAGGTTTTAATATACGGTATTAGCTCAGATGGATAGAGTACCCGCCTACGAAGCGGGTGTTAGTAGGTTCGAATCCTACATACCGTACCATAAACAGTCTTGGAGTGAAGCGCGCGGGTAACCACTTGCGAAAGCATGCCGCCGTGAGGTTGGTCAACCCTCCGAGGCTGTTTATTTTTTTGGGGGGGGGTACATTGTGAAAGAATTAACAGGTAAATTTGGCACGTACCTTATGACCGATGACGGTTTCTACTTGGAGAAGCCTGACGGCGTGCATTGGTATTGCAATGATTTAGTTGAAACAGGACAGCATATGTTGTATGCTTGTGGCGGGCGTGGTATTGGAAAAACATATAACACGCGTCTTACCGCAATGGACCAATTTATGATACCGGCGGAAGAGTTGTGCAATGCTGACCCTAAGCAAGTTGAGAAAGCACTAGATGCAGGGGAAGTACACCGCTTTGTTTATATGCGACGTCGTGACAAAGAGATTCAGCTTGAAAAGCGGAAGATGTTTTCACGTTATCCATACGATATCCGAAAGAATTGGAAAGTAAACAAGGGCAACATCATCACCTATAAATGCATGGAAGCAGGGTACATGATAGATTTGGACCACGTGCGCGGCGCGGGTATTGATTTTGCGAATGTGAACACTATCATAAACGATGAGTTTATCTCACACAAGAGCGGGGCAAACGCGTACCTTCCGAAAGAGTATCAGATATTTCAAGGTGCAGTGGATAGCATTATACGTTATGATAACAATACCCGTGTGTTTGCGATGAGTAACGCCGTTTCAGTCTATAATCCTTATTTCTTAAATGAGGGATATATGCCGACGGGGCAAAAGATGTGGCAAAATCCTGTGCGTCACGTTGCAGTCGAATGGTGTGAAACAAGTAAAGAACTTCTTGCCGCACGCGAAAAGAGTTGGTTTGCAGAATGGACAGCAGGTACAGAATACGGTGACTTTTCGCTCTACAATAAAGCTTTGCGTGACAACGACAACTTTATTAAAACGAAAGGCCGCTATGCGGTGTTGCGTTATATGTGGCGCGTTGATGACCGCCTTTTCGGTATTTGGTATGATAAATACAGCAATGACGTTTTTTTCAGTGAAAACACGGGCAACAAAAACGTAGAATGTTTTGAAATGTCGACGATTGATAAAGAGTACGGTACGCAATCCCGTCGTGCGTTTATGACAAGCTATGCGGGTGGTAACCTTATTCAGCGTCTTGATAAAGGATATGTGTTTTTTGAGAGTCAACTTGCAAAGCAAGCATTTTTTACCGTTATGAAAGGAAGTTTCTGATGCGTTGCACAATGCTGGACTATGGCGTAACAGAGGCGCATATTTATAATCAGGAAGTAGAGATTCCTGTCGTACACGATTATACTGCAGGGCCTTATACCGTGATACCCTTTTCAAACTTTTTGATTTATATGCCATTTAAGGGATACTATCAAAATGAAAACGGATTGACGGTTTTGTACGATGAAACCAACACAAAGCGGATGATTCTATCGGCGGGTAATGCCGTGTATTTGCTTGCATCTAATGTGACAGTAGAAAAAGGCACGCCTTTTATCTTATGTGGATTAAGCGGCAACACATGGTATTCCAAAGTTGGAGAGCTTGGTCTTGTTTATAGCTATTTCGGCAACGGCTTTACATTTGCATTATACGATATAGAAGAGAGCGTTATTTTTCCCGACGGTGTGCTAGGCGGTGTTCAGTCGATTCAAGGAACGGCACTTCCTTCCAATTCGCAGGTGTTGATTTACTATCATCGTTTATGCAGTGTAGATGACAATAATCCAAAAGCGATGATTCGTGAGCGTGGCACAGGGTCTCTACCTAGCGAATACAGTAACACATATCTTGATTTCGTACAATGGTCCACGAGCCAAATAACCAAGAAAGCGGTTAGTGATACCGACGCTCCTTTTCAATTTATATTTGCGTGGTATACAGCAAAATCGAACTATCAAAAGAGTGTTCATAGTGTTGATGTTCCTATCCATTATAGCAAATACGGCAACCCGTTAATTCCCGACGAAGCGCCTTCAAGTATTCCTATGATGTTTCGTGTTCATCCAAGCACAAAGCAAATCACAGCACTTACAATGCTTGCCCCCGTATTCGACGAGTTTAATTTATCGTGGTACACCGCTCAGAATTTATACACAAGCGGATGGCGGGTTTTGCAATCTACCATAAACTTTTCAGGCGACTGGCAAACGCATGGTATGGCAGACGGCACCTTTAATTTTGGCATGACCGATTTTACGTATAGTATTTCGGGATTTGATAAGCTTGCCGTTTTTGTAGCCCCCGAAAGTGCATACATCGAAAAGAGTCCACATCCAAGCAAGGCGAATATTTTGCTTTTGGACAAATCCGCCGGGGTTGATGAAATCAAAGAATATGATTTGCAAACAAGCTTATCCGGTTCGTTGTTTGTCCATATAGATACAAACCCTGTACAATATGTTAAAGTTTGGCGCGGCATTACTTGCAGTATTGCGCGTTATATGATGGAAATCGACACCGACAGCGAGCATTATCCGCCTTCCGATTTTCCCGATATTGACCAACGTGGCGGCTTGCAATGGGGCTCTTTTGGAATACTTGAATGGACCCCGAATGCCGCTAATTATGATACATCAGGCGAACCCGATATTATTCCCATTTTGTTCCTGTTGAGCCGTATCGGAAAATTTCCGTTAAATTTTTAACAATGATATTGACAAACATCTAACAAAGTGCTATTTTAATTATAAAGTAAATAGCAGGAGGTTTATATGTATCTTATCATCGTTTTGGGTTTCATCGTGTTTGATGTCGTGACGGGCCTTATCAAGGCCGGGTATAATGGCAATTATAATTCTGCCATTATGCGACAGGGTGGCTTCCATAAAAGTATGGAAGTTATGGCGATGGCAGTTGCCTATTTTGTTGAGTATGCTGTTGTGTACGTCAACATTGGGGTCAATGTTCCTGCCGTTCCCGCCGTAACGGTGTACATTTGTATTATGGAGCTTATTAGTATTCTTGAAAACATTTGCGCAGTAAATCCTCAGATGTGTGCTCTATTCAAGCCATATCTGGACAAGTTGAAAGGCGGTAACGATGCGTCGAAGTGATGGTGAAGTAGTTCTGGAATGGCCTCTGTTAAACCATATCATCACGGCTGGCTGGACTTACAATAACGGTTCAGCACACAGGGCATTGGATTTCCGTGCAGTGGTTGGCACGCCTGTCTATGCGTCTGAATCCGGTATGGTTGACCAAGTACAATACTGGAACGGTAAAAGCAAAACCGGAATGCAGAGTTATGGCAACATGGTGCGAATCCGTCACAGCCCCTACAAGGGCAAAAATCTTCAAACGCGCTATGCGCATTTGAAAACAATCCTCGTAAAGAATGGGCAGACGGTCAACGAAGGGGACCTGATTGGCTATTCCGGTGAAACGGGCAACTGTTACGGGGAACATTTACATTATGAGGTTCTTTATAACGGCACCCGTGTTAATCCTTTAAATTGGCTTGATAAAAATTTCACAACTGCCAACGCAAGCGTGGCAAAACACCTTGGGTCTTATCAGAGTGTGGAACGTGAGAAAGAGAGTGCCCCTTCTAGCGGCGATTATATTAAGATTCACGCGACCGGCTCCGATATGGCAAAGCTGTTGGAGTTGTGCAATTCTCTCAAGTTGACCTATACACGCTCCGAAAGTTGAGGTGATTGAATGACGCGTGAAGAGGTTGTTCAGCGAGTCTCTGCCGCATTGAATTCGCTGGACGAATACCTTGCGACCCTGGACGGTGAAGCATTGACTTCAGCCGGTGATGTTGTGGCAAGCGTTCGCGATAATCTTAAAGACATCGCGGAATCCGTGCCTGACATTGAGTATGTTGCAAAAAGCGACTATGACAAAGTGAAAGAAGCTTACCGCGCTATGATTGCAGGCCGCGAGCCTCCCGAAGTTCCCGATGACGTAACAGAGACCGTTGAGACCAAAGAAGAGACAACCGAAGAGACCGACCCGAAAGAGTTGGAAGACCTTATTTATGATTCTTAAAGAGGTGATTTATATTGGCAACTAAAGCAACCCCCGAAGTTCAGGGCTTGGCACGTGCGCAGGCCGCATACAATGCGATGTCTGCAAATGTTCAGGCGCTGATTCCCGAACCGACTGCCGATAACGCTGCCGAATTTTTCGGCGCTATCCGCAAGTATGACCCGAAGTTCAACGAGTTTGGCCCTGCCCTTATCAATGCGGTTATTACCGGCACCGTGAAGGCATCCGAAGCAAAGAACCCGCTGTCCATCGTATACAAGGAAATGCGAGAATACGGCTACACGGTAGAAGAGATTTTCGCAGATAAATTGCAGGTGGTGGACTGGACCGCGTGTGATACTTCAACGTATGACGATGTGTTCGGCGTTGAACCGCCCCGCGTTTATACGAACTTCCATTCCATCAACTTCCAGAAGCGCGTAAAGGCATCCATCTCGAACGTACTCTTGAAGCGTGCGTTCAGCTCCTATGAGGGCTTTAACGATGTTGTGAACGCCATCCAGCGCACCCTCGTCACTTCTATGATTGATGAGGAATCGAAGGCAAGCACTCAGCTGTTTGCATTGGCGCACGCTGGCGGATGCGTTTACCCGGTCAAAATCAACAGCAACATCACTTTGCCGCAGGATTCCGGTAAAGTTTATCTGGACGAACCTGCATTGAAGTACAATGCGGCGGTGGAAAAGGAAATCGTTCACAATTTCGCCGTTGGCGCTTCCCGTGATTATAACTGGATGGGCGTTTCTCAGCTTACCGATATTGGCCGCGTGATTTTTATCACGACCCCCAAATACCTGTCTTCTCAGGATGTTGGCGTACTTGCGGCGGCATTCAATATGGATAAGACCGAATTTTTGGGCCGTACAATTGAGGTAAAAGACCTCGGCGGTGCAGAGAAAGACGGCGCTATCGGCTTTATCGTGTCTGAAGACTGGTTCCAGATTTGGTTGCAGTCCCGTGAGATGACGCAGATTTACAACCCGGTTAAGCGTGTGTGGAATTTCTGGTATTTCACTGATGGCACCTTCTCTACTTCTCTGATGGAAAATTGCGTGGAGCTGGTGGATTCTATGAAGTCTATCACTTCCGTGACAATTACCGCAGGGCAGAAGGCCGCAAAGTGCGCAAGTACCGAAATTGTGGCAAAGGTTGTCAACGGCGGAGAAAAAGGTGGTTGGTCTTCCAAGCTGAATTGGAGCATTACGGGCAACAATTCCAAGAAAACCTTTATCAGCCCGTCCGGCATTCTCTATGTCGCAAATGACGAAACCGCAAGCACTATTTCCGTCACGGCTACGAGCGCACAGGACCCGTCCAAAACGGATACCAAAGATGTGACCGTTACCGCTTCTTAAACATCGGCGGGGGCAACCGCCCCCGCTTTATTTTTTTGGAGTGAAGATATGCCTTTAATTAAACCGATGACCGACGTACATTTCTTGTCAAATGCTCCGGTCGATTATCAGATGAACAATGTTCTATGGCTGGCAAGTGAACAAGAGGAAGCTACCTTTTTCTTGTCTAAAACAAAGTTCAGTTTTGACAACTGCCGCGCCGTTAATAATGATGGGGACCCGTGGGAAATTACCGTACCCCTTACAGATGGTTCAACGCTTGATGATTACTACAATTGCAATTATCTTATGTGGCGCAACCCTCAGTTTTCTAACAAGTGGTTTTATGCCTATATCGGCACCCCGCGCCCCGCATCTGCTGGAAGTGTGACCGTGCCTTTTCAGATTGACTATTGGCAAACGTGGCATTGGTCTTGCGAATTCCCCGCGACAATGGTACGCCGTGAGACGGTGAAAGACGATACGATTGGCGCGAACCTCATTGAAGAAAATGTCGAAACCGGTGAATTTGTCATCTCCCCTGCTGATGTTGGCACTGCCGCATACACGGGTATTGGCACCGATATTATTGAGGAAAGTGGATGGAATACAAAGCCGTGTGTGCTTATTGCATACACGTACAAACCGTCCGAAATCACAACGGCGACCGACGCTGGCACCTATATCATCAATGCAATAAAGGACGCCGCCGGAAGTTTCACTTATAATCTTAAAAACATTGCCCCTTCTTTTGCAGGTGGACGTTTCCAGCAGGGCATTTATCAAGCTTGTGATTTCATCGCATTTGAGGTGGACACGACCGACCAAGATAAATTAAACACCGCAATTCAGACTATCAACCTTTATCTTCAAAAACTTGTTGACGGCGTGATGATTCAGAGTGTGCAGGTTCTCCGAATGATTCCTGAATTTATGGCACCCGCAAGCGGTGTTCAGCCTATCAATTCCGCTTACCCTCGTGTAAATAACATCAAAGGCAAAGCAAGCCCGACGACGTTTGGCTCATATACTCCTAACAATAATAAACTCTACACTCAGCAGTTTAATTATTTGGTGATTGATAACGGCGCAGGCGCTCAGATGGAAATGGGGTATGAGTATTTTAATGGAGACGCTTCTCAAAGTATTCCGGCGCACACCCCTCCCTTCCGTCTATATTCGCAACTGTCAAATTCCCCCGCCTGTCGACTTATTCCTTACAGTTACAAAGGCCCAACAGCTCGTGAAAACCCGCTTTATTCATTGGAGCTGAACACATATCCGTTATGCAGTTACAGCTATAACGAAATGCGTGCGGATTATTTTGCAAATCAAAACAGCTATGCGGTACAAGGCGTACGCAATACAGTTAACCTCGCAACAGGTTTGGTTGGTGGAGCTGCTTCTACTGTCACAGGCGCAATAGCCGGTGGGCTGGCGGGCGCCCCGGTTTGCCGGAAATCCGGCATTGCGCAGATTGCCAACACGGCTCTTGACGCTGCCGACACGATTGCCAAGCAAAAAGACCGTGCACGAATTCCGAATGAAGTAGTTGGCCTGTCTGATAGCAACATTCAATTTGCAATCGGGCGTATGTCCTTTATCGAATACCGTATGCAGGTGCAGTCGTATTACGCCAAAATCATTGACAATTATTTCACAGCGTACGGATACGCAATCAATGATATTAAAAAGCCCGAACTGAATACCCGCACCCGCTTTAATTTCATCTGGACGCAAGGTGCAAATGTCCTCGGTGACCTTCCTACAGAGGCAAAGAATGTAATCAATCAGCAAATGGACGCAGGGCTCCGAATTTGGCACGACCCTGCCGCGTGGATGGATTACAGCGTAAAAAATACAATTAAGGGGTGATTAAGTGAAAAAAGCAAATTATTACCGCAAAGCGCAAGCCGATATGGAAGACACTTGCATTTATTACGTAAATCGTGCGCTTGAAATTTTCCTGAACCGTGTTACGTATGAATGTGAAGACCCCGATGCCCTCAAATATTTTGACCCGTCGTACGCCGAACGCTGCATTTTTTATGATGGCCGCGATACGGTTTGGTTTGATGAAATCCTCGGTTCTTACCGTTGCGGAAACGTTTTGCCGGGTGGAACGTTCGACATCTATGGCAACCCGACAGAGTGGTCCAGTTGTCCGGCGAATGGTATGGGCCTTACCTATCTTAAAGACACGAATGCTGTCATTATGTACGACACGGTGTGCCAAAGTTCGCCGGGTGCAACGGCGACACCAATTGTTCCATATCTTATGGTGTTGCACATTGTGCAGGATATGGCACAGTTGCATACGGCCCGTAATGTCAACGTGAGCTCTCTTTCTTGCCCTATCATTATTTCGGGCACAGAGGCACAGCAGCTTTCTTTGCAAAATCGTATCAAAGAAATTAGCGTTGGCACCCCTTATATTTTCGTGGCGGTGGATAGCAATACGGGCAACGATATCAAGGCATTGAACACCGAATGTATCAATAACATTTCGGCGTTTTCAAATGAGCTTGATAAAGAATGGCCTGAACTCTTGACCTATCTTGGCACAAACAATGTCAATGTTGTCAAGGCCGAACGCGTTACTGACGATGAAGTCAACGCGAACAACGAACAAATCACAATGAAAGCAAAAGCAGTCATTAAAGCACGCCAAGACGGTTTCGATAAACTTGCCGCAATGGGATACCCGAAAGTAACGGTAAAATGGCTTGGCGGGTCTACCGAAAACAGTGCGGACGTATTTGATGACAACGGGCTTCCGTTGGATGAAGAAGATGAAAAGACCGAACCGAATGTTGCGGACGGCGGAAAGGGTGGAAGCGATGGCAGTAGCAACAGTGCGTCTATGTGACTTGATTGCATCCGGGTATCCTTTTACTGAAAAGGCGTTGAGTAAATACCCGGCTCCCTCTGACAGTGTGCGGGAAGAAGTCAACAGCGCAATTCTTCAATATTACTGGACCCGTGAAATCGGTTTTCAGACCCCCGACGAAATGGCCCAAAAGATGGATTTTGCAATGCGTGCTATAATGCCATATTATAATGCACGCCGCGCTATTGACGCTCTGGACATTGGCGCAAATCCGTTGCAGAGCTATGAGGAAACTCTTGAAACCATTATGCAAGGTACACGCGAGAGTACGGGAACAACTCAGGGCAATAACAGTGATTCCCGTACTACAACTGACGAACGTACCGGCCAAGACAAACGCGATGATACTACCAGTACAGAAAGTAGCGGGTCTACTAGCGACACAAACGGGGAACACGGATACGATAAACATTACGTTTTCCCGGTTTCTGGTAACTCCGGTGATGGTACAGGCGATACCGGTGGTATGGATGACAATTATGCCGCAGAGGGTAACAGCAACCGTCGCAACAGTACGAGTGAAGGGTCTCACAGCGATACAGGTACTACAACCGTCGCGGCGACTGCAACACGAACCGATACCGGCAAAACCGTAGCGAGTGGAAGTGGCGAACATACTGAAACCCGCAAGGAAACCGGCAAAGATGGAAGTACTACAAACACTACCCGCAAGGGAACAACGGAAGCAAAATTCCGCCTGCTTGCCGCTTACCGTGAAGTCATTGAAAACATTAACATGATGATTGTAAAGGACCCCGCAATTGCGCAACTCTTTTATAGTAACTACTCTTAAAGAAGGTGATACAATGGATGTGAACGTTGAGCCCTGCAAGGTCCCTTGCCCCGTCATCCCGCCTATTCCTTACCCGCCTCACGATACACCCGGTACAGGCCCGTTATACAAAGACACCGATGAAAATTTCAAAGAATGGAGTGATTCCTATGCTTCCTCTTCCGTTCCTTCCGTATGAAGGCGGACCGACTATTATTGAGTGGTTAAATCAGATTTGTCAAAAATTTAACGAACTCTTGACGGCGGTAAAGAACGTCCGCGAACTTCCGCCGGGTGGCACTCATGGGCAGGTTGCAACGCCGAAAGAAGATGGCTCAGGTTACGAATGGGTAAATCAGAGCGGTGGTGGTTCGGATGATTTGTGGTATCCTACCGTTACAACCGCCGGGATTATCTCGTGGGCAAAGTCTAACACCACTACACCCCCGGCCTCTCGTAACATCAAAGGACCGCAAGGCAATGATGGTACTCCCGGTAAAGATGGTGTGAGCCCGACTGCAAACGTTGTCCAGACTGAAACGGGTGCAACTATTACCGTCACGGATGCAAGCGGTACAACTACAGCAAAAATTAAGAACGGAACACCGGGTGCAGACGGTGCTCCCGGTGCGCCCGGTGCGCCCGGTGCGCCCGGAACACCTGGTAAAGATGGGATTACGCCTACTTTTGAGGTAGGTACTGTAACAAAGCTCAGCCCCGACGCAGAACCCACGGTCATCCTTGAAAATGTTGGCGGCGGTCTATACATGATTGACTATGGCATCCCGCAAGGGCAACCCGGCACGCCCGGTACGGACTCCGGCGACGTTGTAGCCGCTGGAAACAACGTATTTACAGGCACCAACCATTTTGAAGGCTTAACGGTTCTTGGTGAGACTCACGTGGAAACCCCAAACAATAACAACGATGTCACAAACAAGCTCTATGTTGACACGCTCGCGGGTACTACCAAAACCAGCGCCGTCACGGAAGCAGATGAACACACGGTCAACAAAATCAGTGCGCTCCGCACACTTCCCGCTGGTGGTACAAGCGGGCAGGTCCCGACTATTGCAAGCGATGGCGAGTCTGTTGAATGGAAGACGCCGTCCGGTGGCGGAGGTGGCGGTGGTGGCGTTGAATGGGTGGAAGTAACGCTCACACAGTCGGGTAGTATTTACCTCAGCATCGATAATCTCAAATTGTGGTACGATAAAAACGACAATCAACATTTGAAATTTGAGGGGTATATTTGGGCGATCTCTGGAGATTCTAGCAAGCTGTATATTACAATGCCTGATGATTTCTCCGCTGTCGTATCTGATATGTGGGTTCCTTTACTCGCACTAGCAGGAACAGACACTTCTAGTATGACTACTGTTGCCTTGTACGTGCGGCATGATATAGCAAAACGTTTGTGTATTTACCCTAGTGGCGCTCGTACTAATCATTGGATTGAAAAGTATCGATATGCCGTTGGTTCTGAAATCTATCTGAACCCGTCTCAACTGATTCAGAGTAATAGCGATGAAGTCAATGATGAAATCGACATCCATACCGATGACGTAGGAACGCAACACGGCGAATGATACTAAATGTTCCAAGTGGAACATTAAGAAAAGCCCCTCTCGTTTGAGAGGGGCTTTTTCTTTAATCAGGTAAATGTGGAAGGGCTTCTATATCATTCACCAACCAAATCCCAAAAGTACGCGGACGTTTCAGCAAACGGGATGAACTTTACGTATCCGTCGGAAGTATCAAGCGTACCGCCCAAAGTGCCAAGGGCTTTGAAGAACTTTTCAAGATAGACGGTGTTCAACGCAAGGCTCCCGTCCTGCTCAAAGGACTCAACCGGCCAACCGTTCATAACAATCTTACGCAACTTCTTCTTGCATTCGCTCATCCGGTCATCGCTGAAAAAGTCGATGGTTTCGGTGGATTCATCGTCGACCCGGCAAGTGAGTGAAATCACGCAATCGTGCTTATATTCAGGCTCAAGGATGATGTCATCACTGAACATAAAGGGAAGCAACCACGTGAGCGCATCGTTGATTATACGCTCACACTCAAACACCGGCACCGGTTCAGCGTTGAAAGCCTCATCCGGGATGGATACATCGGCAGGCACCGTGATAGGTTTGAAGTCAACGGGACCCGGGATAGTAGAGGTTGCAGGTTTCCAAAAATTCTTTTTCATAACAATAGCTCCTTTTTATTTGCTTGAAACGTTTTCCGTTTCATTGTCTATATTGTACCGCCTTTGTTAGGCGCTGTCAATGGATTTGGACTTGTTAAATAAATAACTTACAGCGTTTCCTAGAGTTGTCGTTTTCTGAACCAGGGATAATGAATGGAGCAGAGGCAAGCTCATTATACTTAGAGGCAAGCTCATTATACTTAGAGGCAAGCTCATTATACTTAGAAGCAAGGTCCCCGCACTCGCCATCATAGGACTCATCATCGGACTCATCATCGGGCTCATCATCGCAAAGTTGTTGCATATCCCTTGCAATCCACCCTTCAACCCACGCCGTTGCTACCCGCACTACTTCTACACGCAATGGTTCTACACATTCATTAAAACTGAACCAGAAACATGAATCCGCCCCTGTCTCATCATTATTTATATGCATCATATCGGGAATACAATAAAACGGTGCTGACATTAAATCATCAAGCATTTTTGCGATAATATTACACGAGTATTCTGACCTTTCAAATGGATTTGAGAAAACTTCATGAACTTTCTTATCTTTACCATGCCCGGTAATGCATATACTATACATATTTACTCCCCCCTCTGCAGCTTCCGAATCTCTTCCCGCAACTTCATATTCTGCTGTTGCAGTTTGAAGATTCGCTCAGTGTTTGCGCTAATTTTCTCTTGGCGCTTCTTGATTTCCTGAATAATGTCCATTGTTATCACCTCGCAATTTATTCCAACGGCAAAATATCTCGATAACGCACATTCGGCCAATTAAACGCATTGCCTAGACGGTTGATAGATTTGCGCATACCACACGCGTAAGGGATACCGGTGTATCTCCCGTTAATAACCTCAATCTCAGTATATGCAAACACCGTATCCTTATCCAACCCACGAAGTAATACAAGTAAGCCTTTGTCGACGCGGTCGTCAAATTCCTCGTCGCTGATGTTGATAGGTGGCATTTCTCCATGGGGTCGCACTTCAACAATTACAATCCGACCCAAATAAGGAGACAAGAGGGGATTCGGGTGCGATGAATAGGCACTATTCGCACCTACAAGGCCCGCAATGTACACAGGTTGCCAGATGCAATCTCTAAAATGCTTGAACGCCTTCTCCGTGTCTTCACAATATTTGTCCCAACTTCTCATGATAACTCTCCTTTACAACTTAAAGTGTTTCAATTGCCCCGCAATTGCGGAGGCAAGATAACCATACCATGAACGGTGACCCTCAGGGTTTTTGTGCCATGCCTCAGCCATTCGCTGAATCTGTCGAACTGTACCTAAACCGCCCCGTGCTTGTCCGCTTGTGTTCAACTCTTGCACAGTCTCAACAATTTGGTCGCTCACGAGCCAAGGATGCGTGAGCGAACCGTAGATAGACACCCAATAGCCAAGTACAATCTTGTCTTTTTTCGTGAGCGGGGTCGCCATGCTGGAAAAGAAATTCGAACCCGATTTGCCCCGGTCCGTGAATGCTTTATCAACACTGTTGATATACTCACGGCGTCCGCGTGCTGTTGTCATCGGACTACGCACGAATTGCACGAAATCGTTTACAATCTCTTTCAGGTTTGCAGACGGTGGAAGGTCTTCCGGCATAACGGGAAAAGAATCACCCGGAATACCTTGATAGATAAGACTTTCATACATCATCTTCAAAACACCGACAGCTTCTTGATACCCGCCAAGGTCACCAAGCCCTTCACGTTCCATCTCACGCATACGCGAATTAACCTTGCGCACAAGTGACATATACTTCTTTTCAAGTGCCGTGCGTTTACGTACTTCACTCTTTACACTTCCCTGGATAGGACCGTAAAACCGGGTAATGTCCTTGTACTTGTTCGCGATGGATAAGACCGAGTCAACATTCTTGCCGTGCAAGTACGAGAGCTTTTCGGGAAGACGGGTCTTGCCAATTGCCGCAAGGTCTTGCTGAAAATGCTTGCCGTCTGTATTGACGGTGCCAAGTCGCAACGCTTGAACGAGCCGTTGATTGATACGCTTTGCAAGAAGCGTGTATTCTGTATCTGTCATAATGCTTACTCCTTTTTCCTTGTGCCTTTATTATACAGCATATCGAACATAATGTAAATAATAGTTATTTTTTTAACAACATCAATATTCAGCACAAAGAGCCTGCGCACACTTGATACGGTTGTCATATTCGTCCGTCATACCAAGGTTATAGGTGGTAGGTTGAAGAGCCGTCGCGTGCTTTTGATTGATGGTCTCAGTGTTGCCAAGGTAATCGGTTAGAGTAATTTTCGGTTGGTCATCAAGATAATACCGAATCATGCGACCGCTTGTATGGTATCCCCAAGAAGTACCCTTCCGCTTTCCCCCTACACATTCAGGCTCTAAACGAAACTCTTCAATGTGTTCGATGGCATCAAACTTGTTCGCAATGCCCTCTTCTGCTTCCCGCTTTTTATTCCACACTGCCTTCTTCTTGTTTACACCGGATACCGTGATTTCAAGTTCGCCATCTTTTTCAACAGCGTACTTTTTAGCACCGTAGGTTATAAACTTGTCATAGCGACCTTCATAATCAAATTCACCAAGGTGTGAAAATTTAGAAGGGTCGATTTTATGAGCCTTGCAGGCGTTGGCAATCTTTACGGCAACCTCTGCATTGTAATCCTTGACGTACTCCCGCGCCGCATCCGCGTAATCTTCCGCAATCTTCATACTGTCGGTATCATCACAAATGATACCCTCATCAAGCGCGATAATAGCACGCCATAAATTACGCCGTGCGTATGCAGATACCCAAACGCCCCATGCAAAATTAAGCAACGGGTGACTGTTCACTTCATTTAACTTCTTTTGCATATCAAAGCGTTGTTTATTGTACCATTCGTCATCCGTCATATCTTCATACGGCTCATACGGCACCCAACCGCTACGGTCACCGCCGTCATAATTATAGTCGTACTCAACGGGGTCTGTCACATATTTCGTAACTGCCATGCCATAACAACCGTTGATGCATTGTTTAACATATTGACGGGAAGCTTTCAACACTGCAAGCCGTTCGGTTTCTTGCGCAGATAGAATGCCTTTTGCTTTCAGAGCTTTAATTTCAGCGCCAAGCTTTTCCTTTTGTTCAAACAAACGAGCCAACAAATTGATAAGCTCTTTTGGAAGATATGCCTTGCGTGCGCGTTTCAGGCCCAAGACTTCAACATCTTCCATTTTATATGCTTCTTGTATGGTCAACCAATCCTGTTCTGTTATCCACACTTCACACATGTCAACCTTGTACACGCGACCGTTGTCTTTTTCAACAACTGCACTCTGTAAATCAAAGTCTACACATTTGCTAACGCTTAAATAGGTGTTCTGCAACTTACTCTTCACACCCCAAAGACGCAAATGCATTTTGTACACATAGTTTTCAATGTCAAGATGGTAGATGTCATCTTCAACTTCATAGAACCGGGATACTGGATACTTTTCCATAACCATAACAGCAGGATAAGAACTCTTGAAGTCGTAACTGTCAACATTGAACATCATAACCCCGGCATAATGCGCATTCGCGTGAGCATATCCACCTTGATAACAAAGCACTAACTCTCTATAATCGTCAATGCTTGTTTCACACATACGAGATATACGATGATACCAATCATTCATCGCACACCAAGGATTTTGTGGCTTTCTTGCTATAATCTCTTCTTTAAGCTCGCGGCGTACTTCACCTGTTTGCGTAAGAGGAATATCCCACACCGTGCCGTACTGTTTTGCTTTCATCGCAATATAGTCAGCCAATACAAGGCAGTCGTATTCACAGTATCCCAATTCTTTGCTATTCAAAGGCGTGCACGGCAAACGCTCAACATTATAATCAAGGTCACCAACTTTTTTGGCATGCGGCAAGTTGAACTTGCTTCCTACCATTTCAAGTGACATCATATTCAAGATATATGCATCGCGAAACTCAACGCTAAACTCATGACTAATAGCAAACATAGGTTTGCGCGGCTCACGCGCAAAAACTTCATCAAAATTGATAACGTTGATGCAATACTGCCAATCATACGGAAAGTTTTGCACGTATACCCGCCATTGCGTGGTCTCGCCAAGCACCTTGTGTATAATGCCTAAAAACACTTTGAGCTCGTCAAGCTGTCTGCCATAATAAACTTCATCAAGAACTTGCATCATCCAAATATAGCAGACACCGTACTTTTTGCAACGCTTGTAATAGTCCACGGGCTTGTTATAGTCAAACGCCGTCGCAATCCTTGCAGGGTTGCCTTTCTCATCACAATAAAGATAATACGTGGATGCCTCTGTATCAAACGTGAATACATTGTTGCAACGCTTGATAACCTCTTTATGCTTGCCGCGTTTGATTTCTTGTATATCAAAACAATCAGCGGTTTTGTCGAATTCTGTATAATGCTTCATGTGTAACACTCCTTTATCCTTGTGTTTATAATTATACCCTACCCGCAACCCCTGTCAACAACTATTCTGAATTTATTTGAATTTGTTTGCCTTGGATTGAAATTGGTTTTGACTTGGAAG